AAATTAATATTAATCATTATATCTATAAAATTATTACTAAATTTTTTATAGATTTCAGAAATTGGTAACTCTAATATATTCATTATATCAAATTTAACAAAGGTTGGAGACTGTGTATTTTCAATAAATGTTTCAACTAAAACTGGCGAATCTACCTCTAATTGATAGAATCCTTTAACATTACCAATATCTCCTCTATCCATTTGGTATGGAGTTCCAGTATATAAAATGTTATCACGCTCTTGTCTATGATGTATATGACCTCCATATACCCTTTTATAGGTATTTAGTGCATCAATTTCAATACCGTGCTCAACATGAGTCCATTTATTAAATTTTAAACCTTTAATATCAGCATGACATATTATATATTGACATAAGTTTCTATAATCATTAACCTTATTTGATAAAACTGACATGTCTTCTATCCATGGTAACATTAAGAAATTATGAGAATGGTTAATTGTTAATATCTCTGGGCTCTCAAATACATGAATATTATCGGCTAAATAACTTAATGATTTTAGTGAATGAATTTCATTTTTATCTTTATAATAAACATCATGATTACCGATAATGATATAAATTCCTCTTTTAAATTTTTTAGATAGTTTTTTAAAAATATCAAAGGCCTCATTTTGTATTCTGACATTAATAGATTCTCTAGAATGAAAAATATCTCCTTCTAAGATAAGTATATCCCGGTTTTCATCAAAATCTTCGTCTACTTTTGTTAGTAAAAAATCTAATAAAAAGTCTCGTTGAATATTCATCCATTCAACTGAATTATTTCGAATTCCTAAATGAAGATCTCCAACCAGTGTTATTTTTCTAATATTGGTTAAATTCATTATTAAAACATTTTTAAGTTTTTAGATGATTTATCTAGAAATGAATATTTTTTATTTAATTCAATTAATAGGATTTCTTTATTATCATAAATCAACATATCAAATAGCTTTTTATATTCCATGCAGGTTAATGCAGATATTGTATCTAATACATGAATTGAACTTACAAATACACTAGCAGATTCGCCTACACTAACACCATTTAATATTATTTTAAATAAATCATTAATTTCAGATTTTATAAATTTCTTCTTAGCCGGTTCAGGTCCCAATATTAAATTAACTTCATCTGATGTAGAAATAAATTTGTTTATATCAACTTGAGTTATTTTAAAATCAATACCATCAATATATTTTTCTTTATCATATAGATGATAGTCTGGAGAACTTGAATCTAATTTAATTTCATTATACGAATGAATTTCGTCTTCATCTTCAACCAGAGTAGAACCTGCATTATATGAATTATTAAATATTTTATCTGTTTTTTTAAGTTTAGCATAGTCAGCTTTACGTCTATCTAATTCAACTTGGTCTTCTGACTCTAAATCATCTTCAACTTGGTCAGATTCATCAGAATCTAATAACTCTAGAGTAGAATCATCCTGGTCTTCAAATCCTAAATCTTCAAATAGGTCATCATTTTTCTTTTTTGCCATTATTTTAGTATTTTTTTAATTAATTAAACTTAATATATCATCATGTGAAGTATTAAACGGTCGGGCTAGAGCCTCTGCCATTGGAATTAAATTAGGCGGCAGGGTTGTTTGAGTTGTCTGTGCACTATGATATTGATTTCTCATTTGATTTTCTAAGGATTGAGTATCATCATCATCTGAATAAAATTCTGAGGCTGGATCCGTCTCTTCAATTAATTTAGCAAATTCATAACTCATACGATACATTTTAAAACTTTCGTTATATCCACCATCTCTATTTGCAATCAATTTAATCTTCATACGTTTTTCCATAGGGCCTCTCATTAAGCCAAATAGCGAATCTACTGTGTGTACTAAACCAAATGACTCGGCAATATCTGACATACTTAAGTCTTGATCATCTACTGCATCTCTTTTAATTTGAGTTGCGGTAATAATACACCATTCGTTTCTAATTGCAATTGCTCTTAACTCTTCAGATATAACTTTAATTTTTTCATATGTACTGCCCTGCTCTCGCATAGGTCTCATTAAGTTAATATAGTCAACTACAATAATTGTAAATTTCTTTCCAGTATTTTGTTGAACTTTTAAAAAATAATTCTCTATATCAATTGCAGTAGCCGTACCGGTAGGAAATTCTTTAACTTGTAACTCGCCAAGAGTTGAAACCGTTTCTTTTAATGATTTCATCTTATGAGTAACTTCATTTACCTGACTTGGGTCTAACATTGCATCATATTCTTTAAATGGAATACTTAAAACCATTGAGCCTAATCTTTTCATGTATTTACGATCAGATAATTCAAGAGTAGCAATTCCTACTTGACAACCTGCAACAAAGGCTCGGCCTGCAATATTAGAAAGAACCATTGATTTTCCAACCTTTGGTCGGCCTTGAAAAACAACAAGCGTTTTTGGGTTCCAACCGCCACCTAATGTTTTATCAAAAAACTTAAAGCCGGTAGGATTTCCTATTTTTGATAACTGTACGTGATCTACTGGATTAAAAAAATCTAAGCCCGATTCGGCATTAGTAAATGAAACATTTAATTTATCATTAAATTTAGAACGAACTTCATTTGTAATAAGTTCTACATTCTCAGGATTAATATCAGTTGTTTTTAAATAGGATAAGACATCAATAACTGATTCATTTAAATTTTTATAAAAAATAAAGGCCTTTGTATATTTAAATAAAAAGTCATAATTATAACTGGTTAAGTCAACCGCAAACACCTTATTAAATTTATCTTCCGGCAAATCTAAATTTGCTAGATTTGCAAGTTCCCTAAGTTCGTTCTTAGTTGGGACTTTTTTGTATTCTAAAAAAAATTTCTTGGATTCTCTATATAACCTTTGTAGGGTATCATCATTAAAATAATTAGCCTTTATCATTGGTATGATTTCTCTTTTATCTAGAGAATCATAATTTTTAGGTTTAATTACAGTATCATTATCATCTTCAGTTAAGACAAAATTGAAAATTATTCTTTCAAGTAATTCAATATTCTCTTTAAAATCAATCATCATAGGTTAAGTCGTATTATGCTATTAAATAGTACTTTAAAAATTCAGATTCTGGCATAAATATAAATTCTCCTTTTTTAATTAATAATCCAGTATCTAATAGGTCTTTAATTAAAATTTTTAATTTTGCTTTAAACGACTCATTTTTCATATGATCGCCAAATACATATTTTAAAGTTTTAGTTGAAAACTTAATATCATTTGAGTCCCAGTCTTTCTCTTTTAATTCAGTTACTCTAACAATATGAGCCGCAACATCAAACATAAAATCTTGAGCGGATGGATAATTAGGCATTGCTGAATGAACGCTTAATTTATATTTTATAGGTAATTCATCTTTTATCTTAAATATCATCTGAGTCATCAGTTAAGTCTTCTAATTCCGCAGTTTCTAATGTATCAATTCCATCTTGTGTTTCAGGAAATTTAAAAGTTGGTTTAATAACTTTTTCGTCTAATTCAGTTAATACTTCATGTGTAAATAGTCTAGCTGAGAAAAATTCTTTAACTGGAACTGCATCACCATTATGACGAATAATATAAGTTTTACCTAATTTCTTTGGTAAAAAATAAAAAGTTTCACCAGCAACTTCAAATTTTGAACACAGCTCAGATTCGTCAGACTTAAGTTTAGAAAATTCTTTTTCAGTAAGTTTATTACCTCTACCAACTCCGCATGATTCCCAATTAACATACTGTTCAAGGCCAACATATTGATTCATGCCTTTATGAAAAGAAATATGAAATTCAATATCAATTGGTCTGGATAATCTATTCTTTTTTGTTTTAGAACGAACAATAATTCCAGTTGTAGTTTTAGCCTCATCGCGAAGAGTTCCTTTACTTAACATCAAGATAATTGATGCAGAGAATTCTGGACCTCCACCACCAGACATACCCTTTGGTGTATATTGATCCATTGAGGCATATGTATGATTTGTAAAAATAAAAGGAACTTTATAATTTGAAAGATCCAATGTTAATGATTTAAATAGTGATCTCATTTCTTTTGCACGAAGTCCCATATCTGCAGCATTTTTACCTGCCTCCATATCGCGTTGACTCTTATCAGTATCTAACATGCCTACTGAGTCTACAAATAGTGCAAGCTTAAGTCCTGGATTCTCCTTGAGCGTTTCAATTAGATCATGCACATAGAATTTAACTTCACTAATAAGCCCCATACGTAAATATTTTAATTTAGTTAGGTCTACTCCAAATTTAACATAGTCGCCTGAGTCAATTGCACCTTCAGTATCAATGTAAATTACCATATAGTCTTTTTTCTGCAATTCACGAACTGCATTTAGACATAAAAATGTTTTACCTGAACCCGAGTCTCCAGCAATTCCAATACTACGAGTATTAGGATATCCGCCAAATAGTGAGCCTGACATTTGTGCACTTAATAAATAATTTCCAGTTGGAATGTATTCTTCAATATCAGAAAAACCTCTGATTTCGATTTTAGATTTTACCTTTTTCTCGAGCAAGTCGTTAAACTTTGCGAAAGCATCCATTGTTGATTTTGCCATAGTGTTTTAGAGTTTAATTCAATATCTTGTACAATAAGATATATTCTAGTTTCAATTAAAATAAGAAACTAATAAAAAAGCACCAGATAGAATAGTTGAGTCAGAAAAGTCTCCATTTACAACTTGATGAAAGCCAAGTTTTACAATTTCAGAAGAGTCTTTATTAAATGGAGATTTAGCTAAAGTTCTAGTAAAATTAAATTGACTATCAGGTTTGCTAATATTAGTTAAGTCAATTGCATAACACTTAAATTTAGAAGAAATTGGTGTACTTGTTGAAATATTACCCAGATAAAAAATATCGTCTTCAGTAATTCCAAGCTCTTCAATATTTAAACCAGCTTCTTCTAATAATGAGCGGTATATTGTATCAATTGGAGTTTGATCTTTAGATGGATCAACTGAATCTATAAGTAAAGTTGTATCAGTTTGACCAGTTGCATGATTTTCAAATTTTAATCCATAAATAGATTTTATTGTATCATCTGCTGTTTTTTCAAATGGTAAAATTACAATATAATTGGTTTTACATGAAAGTACATTAGTCTTATCGGTATCTCTAGTAAGAGAGATTATTTCAATTTCACCATTTATATTTGGTAAATTCGATTTAGATATTTTAACTAATGGCTGTTGCATTTATTTTCTTCTTTTTATCTTGACCAAATGACTTTACTAAAGAGTCTTTGATTGAATTTGTTGTTACACTATTATTTATATACATAGATAACCGGTTTAAAAATTGTTCTTTATCCTGAGAATTTGTATACATCATCTTGAGTAGATTCTTGCTGGGTAATTTAATTGAAACGGTTAATGCTAATTCGGTATCTTCAAGTGCAAACATTCCAAATAAATCGCCGGCATCAACTAGAGTAGTTGGAATATGTGCTGGAATAGTCGTTGGAACGGGTGGTTTCTCTTTAGCTGCATTAATTAAGTCATTTTTAAATTCTTCTGGAATTCCTGGAGCAATGTCATTAGAGTCACTTAGACTTGGAATATAATTAATTGATTGTATTTCAGCCATACTTAGTGCAGGCTGATCGTCCATTAACATCATTAAGTCACTACTTAATCGGTCAGTATCAATTCGACTACCGTCTGATAATTGGGCAATATATTTGCCGCGATTGCCTGGTTCAATCTCTACTACACTTACAATTTTACCCATTTTTGAACGGTCTTGAGTTTTAATCCATTGAAGTTTATTTCCTTGGAAAGTATTTTTAATTGCCATCAATTCTTCTATATCCATACCAGTTATTATTTTTTTAAGTTTTTTTAGTAGATTTTTCACTGTCTAATTGCTCTTCTAATTTTTTCATTTCATTTTTTGTATCAACTCTACCATTATACAGTTTGGTTAAAATAGTTCGAGCAGCTGAGTCAAATTTATTTGTAAATATCGTACAATTCTTTGTTAAAATAGTTTCAGGATTTATTACAGTATCCGATTTAGATTTACCAACATATGAGTCTGGCGAAATATTAAACTGTATTTGAATGTTTGGATACATTGATGCAAAGTCAAAACATGAAACATACTTATAGAATCCTGGTTCTGGTTTTGCAACATAGGCACCATCATAAGTTGCTTCATTTTCAACATCGCGTTTATCATTTGCCATATAGCGGCCACGTGCTAAAAATTCACGACACATTAAGGTTTCAGTAATGAATACTGCACTAAATACTTTTGATACGTCAACTTTTGCAAATTTAGATATTGCAAAAGCTACATCAAGTAATCCTAATTTATCTTCAATTAATTTAACTAGGATTGTATCAATTATATTGTATTTTACGAAATTTTCAATATCTTGTTGAGCTTCCATCATTGTTGCATAGGCACTATGTAATTTAGTAGTTCCCAATACAAGATTTGCAATATAGTCTAATTTATAATTCTCAACCACTTTATATGGTTTAGTGTTCATAAATACTTCCATGTAATCTAATAAGCCTAAATGGATTGGCATTTTATTTTTACCTATTAATTTAGCACATGGCATTTTTTCCATAGGATCAATACCTAACCGCTTACACCGGTTAATTAAATAAAGCCAGTCAAAGCCAATAACATTCCAACCAGTTAAAAATGGAATTTTAGGAAGAGCTTTATGAAAAAACATATTTAACATATCTTCTTCTTTTTCAAAATAGACATATTTAATTGAAAAGATTTGACTGTGGGCTTTAAAATAGTCATTTACTTCATCTTGCATGGTAGAAACAGTTTTATTTGATAAGTCTTTCATGGTTGAAAGTACAAAACAAACGTTATCTTCATTTACAAATGTAATTAAATTAACTGGCATTAGAGCCTTTGCTGGATCAGGAAAATCTTGAGATGTTAATTGAATCTCAATATCTAAATAATATTTTTTAGGGCTAAGATCTGAATATACTTTAACTAATTCATCTGGTGTTAATCTGGTTTGGGTTAATTCTTCTAGTCTAAATCGATTAAGCCACTTATTTTGGGCTTTTTTTAAATATCGGTTATCCCAATTACGAAATTCAGTTGGGTTAGGCGTAAGCATCCAATTAAATAAGTCAGCTGACTGAATTGGCTTTTTGATAAAAGCAATATTACCAGTTTCATCATAATATGAAATCATTAAGGTTGAGTCATCACTATTAAATTCAGTACTAATTATCATTTATTAAAAATTAAGTGAATATTATATAGTTAATATACTAAACTATGAACCGGTTGAGCCAAATCCGCCACTTCCGCGAGCGGTTGTCTCTGGATAAACCTCAGATTCGGTTAAACATTCAAGTATAGTAGATTTAATAATTGGAGTTAAGATAAACTGTACAAGTTTATCACCTGGGTTAATAGTAGCTGGAATCCAGTGTGATGTATTATATACATGTAGATGAATTTCACCTTGATAGTCACAATCTACTACACATGCTCCAACTTGAAGTCGCTTTTTTGTAGCAACTCCACTTTTATTATAGGCAATAAGTGCTGTGTCTATTGGAATATTAACTCTTATCCCACTTGGAATAAGTATTGATTCCCCAGGTGCTAAAACAATTTGAGTTTCACTGTTTGGTACAAAAAAATCTAGCCCAGCTGAGCCAACTGATCCATACTCTGGAGTTTTTACGTCTTTTGTTTTAATAAATTTAATAATAGATTGCATACACGTATATATGATTTTGTTAAAATATAGTATTATATTGACTCTTTTATCATAAAAGTGAAAAAGGTTTAACTTTTATTGAGTAAATCTTTTATAAATAACTTTAATAGCAAAGTCCAAACATTAAAATCTTTAAAATTGGGAGTTGACTGATAAATAAATAACTTTAAAAATAATAATAGATCGAAATGGCACAAAAATTAAATTTGAATAATTATAAAGCTAGTGGTGTTTACACAGTTGAGATTGATGAAAGCTCAAATCTTAGCTTACCGTTATCTACTGGTAAATTAGTAATAGGTTCAAGTAAAAAAGGACCAATTAACTCAGTTGTATTGGTTAATGATACTCGTACATTAACTGCAGTATATGGAGAAATTGATAATAAATTAGAAAAAAACGGTAGTTTCTTTCATAGAACAATTGATGTTGCTTTAAGACAAGGACCAGTATATGCATTAAATGTATTACCAGTTAGTGCAACAGATAAAGCCTTTTTTAGAACATTTAATACTGAATCTGCTTCAAATAACTCAACTTTTAGTGAAAGTACAAATGACAGCGCAATGTCAAATTTTTATAATAGTCAAAAATTATGGTTTGCAGACACAGATGCAGTTAATAAGTATAAAAATATTGAATTAGGTGATGATTATATTGCTAGTCCAACTACATATGGTACAGCTGATCGCGATGCAAATAAAATTTTAACAATGGTAAATCTTTCAAAGAAAGATATTACAACATGGATTAGAATCGCAGATACTACCGGTTATGATATATCAGTTAAAGATTATTATAAATTATTAGGAGATACTGCTGAAGTTCCAGAATTTTTAAGCCCTGATGATATTATTGCTGACTTTTTTGTTGAAGTAATTGTGGTTGAAGGAGACTGGACTGATAATTTAAAATTAGCAAATGACCCAGTTTATAGTCAATATTTTACAACAACTGGTATAATTGATGCTAAAATTGGAGATTTTGTTTCAATTAAAGAGGTTACACTGGTTGCAAAAGTTCAAGGAAGTATAATTCCTGAATTTAAAGACCTAACTGGCACAACCGTTTCTATTGATGCACTATTTAATCGTAGATTTGCTCAAAGTGGAATATATTTAGCAATTGACTATAAGAAAATTGATTTAATGGATTTAACTAATGGTAGTTTTTCAAGTGGTTCAAGTACTGAGCCAATTTCAGAACAACGCCTTGACTTAATTGGATCTGGAGTTGATGAATTAAATTCAGGTACAACTGATTTAAATGTAATTACTGAAACTAATTTATACACAGTAGATGATGATACTAATGTTCATCAAGCTGTAAATTTAATTGATGTCTTAAGTTATAAAAAACCAGTATCTTCAGAGTTTTATTTTGAATTAGATAGTATTACAGCAACGGCAGCAACTACCTATGCACAAGGTGACGTTTATATTTTTGTAACTGATACAGATACAATTGTTGCAACCGAAGGAAGTAAGTTATATAGTGCATGGGCAAATGGTTTTGTTAAAAACGGAGACTATTTAAAATATAGTTCAACTATTCTATATTTAGCAACTACTGGAGAAATTAAAACTAAAAATTCAGTTAAGTATGTTGTATTTGAAACATACAGTGATGTAACTAGAACAGTTCAAGTTAATGCACAAAAAACAACAGTAAATGGAGTTAATTTCTTATGGATTCAACAAGCAGCAGATGAAGATTTTTTAATGGACTTTGACTTAACTGACTCTGACTATTTTGTTTCATATTCGTATTTAGCTCCAAATAAATTAATTTTTACAGTTGATCCTACCCTTTATGGTAACACAGCAAAGGGCGAATCAATTATAACAAATGCAGCACAAGGAATTGTATATGATGCAACTAAAAGATTACTAGTTGATTCATATATGAAAGTTGGTCAATATATCAAAGCTAAAATTAAAACTGATGCAAATGGAGATCCTCTTTCTAGAAATAGAATGTTACAGATTAAATCAGTATACGCACAAAAGGTATTAAATATAACTGGCGGACCCTCAAGTGTACCAGGTTTAATAAGTTTAAAGTATACAATTACCTTATCTTCACCAAGTGATCCAAATATATTAGGTATTAATTTTGAAAGTGATACAACAATTAGAGCATATAAAGGAATAAAGAAATATATTACAAGTTTAGCCGGTGCAAAAATACCAGCAATGAATTTATCTGAAGTTGATCTTTATCCAAATGGAACAGCTGCTCGTCAAAATGATATTTTAGATTTCTTATTTGACAGTAGTAATTTAGCAACTACTCTTGCTGATAATGAGACTGTTGATTTTCGTTATATTATTGACTCGTTTGAAGGTCAAATCCAGTCTGGTTCAAAACAGCAATTGGCACAGTTAGCTGCAAATCATGGAAAAGCCCTGGCAATTTGTAATGCACCTTCATTTGCACAATACGAACGATCAGTAGATCCTAGCTTTATTGATTTTACAACTAGATTAGTTTCAACCGAAGCAATTTCAACCGGTGGAGACCTAACATCAAATCCTTCATTTACATTTGGATTTGCAACTGGAGATAAAGGAGGTATTGCGGTTTCGACCTATTCTGCCTATTTTATGCCAAATGTAGTTATTTTTGAAAATGGTAAGAATAAATCTATTCCACCAGCAATGTATGTTGCAAATACCTTTATGAGAAAATATTCAAGCGGTAATACATTCTCAATTGTAGCAGGTAAAAATGGTATTTTAGCTGAACCAGAAATTAGTGGATTAGAATATGACTTAACTAATGATGATCGTGCCTATTTAGAGCCAGCCGGATTTAACTTAATTGTTAGACGTAGAGGTTTTGGAATAATGATATTCTCTAATAATACAGGTTTTCAAAGAGTAAGAAGTGCCCTAAATAATATACACGTTAGAGAAGCCTTAGTTACAATTGAAAGAGATGTTGAGAGAATTTTACTTAATTTCTTATTTGAATTTAATGATGCAACTACCAGAATGAGAGTTAAAACCTTAGTTAAAAACTACCTATCTGCCGTTCAAGAAGCTCGAGGTATTGCAACTGCTGAAGTTATATTTGATGATTCAAATAATGGAGTTGAAGTGCTTGAAAATAATGCTGGAATAATTGATATTATTGTAGATTTCCCAAGAGGAATACACAAATTTATCAACCGTATTACAATCACAAGAGCTGGAGGCCAATTAGCTTCAAGTTCTTCAGGATTTACACCTTCATTCTAATTAAAAAAGTTTAATACAAATAAAAAAGGACCTCAATTTGAAGTCCTTTTTTTATTTAGGTCAAGCCAGTTAAGCCGTATCCACCAATCGGTTTAGAGGTCCGATAACCTTATTTAAAATAATAACCAAGCCGGCAGGTTAATTTAATCTTTAATTAATTGTTTTTTTGCTTCGCACTTATCAATACGTGAATCAACGTAAGAGTGAAGCTGATCTATTCTTTGACCTGTTTGCTTATGCAAGTCATCGACTAAACGATGTGTATCTTGGAAGTTTTTATCCAATCTATTTTCTGCATGGTGCATGTGATCTTCTATACTTTGTATTTGGTTTTGCTGTTTTAATACCTTCACAATACCCATAACAATAACTGTTAATATAATAACAGCTACTACAGAGAGTACTCCAAAAGTAAATGATAGTGTTTCCATATGTTTATTTTGTTTTTTTAGTTGCCGGCAAGGCTACTATTTAATCTTTTAAATTGGTAAAGATCTCTTCCAATACTCTAATTGTATCAGTTGAGTCATTATGAAAAACCGAGGTTCCACCGGCTGCTGCCCAATCCTCTAATTTTTTATGATTATCATCAATTAATATATCATTAGCTGACTTTGCAAATAGATATTTGTCTTTTGCAATAATAAGATGAGTTGTATCAGTTAACCCGTCAGGTTTTAATACGGGCTTTTCATTAATATTTAAATTACGTTTTACCCATTCAGTTTTACCAGAGACTGAGTGTTCTCCACGACTTGGAGAAGTTAAAATAGTTGGATTATATCGGCTAAGATAGTCCCATAATTCGCGGCCGTCTTTTGTCCATGGCAGTTTTTCCCAAAATGCAGAGCCACGGTCATCAATTAGTTTCCAAATTGAGTTTTTTCCGTGTTTCTTATCGTATTCATTAGGTGTTAAATGATCTGGATTTGACTTAAGTCGCTTGAAACCTCGTTTAAAGTCTACTAAAACTCCATCAAGGTCGCAAAATACACGTTTATCGTCTATTTTTTCCTCGGTTATGAACTGTTTAAATTTTTTAAGCATGGTCGCTGATTTCAAATGTTGTGTCTATATCTTTATTTAACACCGCAACTAGATCATTTGCCATAACTACATGAAAATCTTCACCAGCCCATTTAACATTTAGGCCAGAGTATCTTTGGTATAGGACATAATCACCTTCTTTTATTGGACACTCAGAATTTTTTGAAACCATATGGCCTACTGCAATAACAGTACCTGTATTTGGACGCTTTCGAGCCTCAACTGGTAAAATAATACCAGTCTCTGTCTTTTTTTCAACTGAATCTGGCTTAATTAGAATTCTTTCAAACAATGGCTTAAAGCCGGTTTTTGCATCTGTACTCATTAGTTTTTATAATTTTTTTTAAATTTAAAATAGTTAAATCGCTTTCTATCATTTAACTTAACTGAATTTGCGATAGCCTCAGTTATCTCGGTTGGAAACATTGCGGTATGTAATCTGATAATAGAACGATTACGTAATAGGTTATTCTGGATCGCTAGAGTTTCGCTAGGCTCATCTATTTTTAAGACTTCACATGTAATATTATTAAGTTTAGGCATAAATGCTGAGTCACCCGAATCAATTAGACTCTTAATTGTAGTCCAGTCAAATGATTCCTTAACGAGTTCAATTACTCTAGCTGTTTTGGCTGGAGTTAATTTTGGATGAACTCTTGGAATATTATCAGATTTATCACCAGATAAAACTTTTGTTAAAATATCAAGAGCTGGATCAATTATAAAGTGTTTATAGTCTTTTTTAGTAAGATTCTCTAATACATTTACCACAGTTGAATTATCTAATGAATCTATTTCAAAATTAAATAGGTCTACATCAGTATTTACAGAATCATTGATATCTGCAGTGGTATAGATTTTCTTAAATTTAGTCATCATTTTTGGCATTATCATAATTACTTTACGAGATCCACCTTCTAATAATTGAGTTAAGTCAGTATCAACTGACCAAATACAGATATCTTCATTTAAATTTTCGCAAATGTATGCAATTAAGTCATCGCCTTCAGCTCCAGTAACCCGATTTGATAAGATTCCATATTCCTCGGTTAGAGTAGGTAAAACTTCAGTTTGAAAGTAGTCAAAAAATAGATAAATTTTGTCATCATATTTGCGGTTACCTTTATATGAAAAGTCGCCAGCTCCATGATCTTCAAACTGCTCTTTTATAAATTTCTTTCTCCAACTCTTTGAGTCAAATACAAAAAATACCGAAGAGATATTTTCTTTAAAAGGAGCAAAGATACTACCTAAATAATTTAATGAAAACGATTTAAATGCATCTTTGCTAGCCTGTTTTAACATAAATTTATCAGTTGACCATAAATCTGAAACATAATATTTTTCGCCAATGCTTTTATTTGTAGATAGAATATTTTTTACAATACTTACTGCCACATTCAAAAATGCATTACCGTCTATTACTATGTTCATAATTTAGTTTTTATCAATTGAATTAACTTCTGGTTTTACACTTAATTTAGTAATTGATTTAGCAATTAATTCAGCTTCCTCAATTGTATATGCGCCTTTTCCTTGAGCATGAGTGGCGGCTGCAATTAAAACAATTACAGCATGTTCAAGAGTTAAATTGTTTAAAAACTTATTGTAATCTTCTAGACTTTCATAGCTAATGCTAGATAGCAAAGTAGCTAATGGCTTCTTAGGATTAGTTTCAGAATTTTCAGTTTCAGTCTTGATTTCTTCAACTTCAGGTTTAGCTGGAGCAGCGGTTGTCATGTATGTAGAGTCTTTCATTTTAATATAATTTTTTAAAGATCATTAAATATTGAATCTAATTCATCAACTTCAGGTTTAGCTGGAGCAGCGGTTGGTTTAGATGCAGTAGAGCCTAACATATCAGAGTCAATATCAATTGAGATAGAGGTACCCTTTGTTTGAGGAGCGGCTGGCGTAAATTCTAATGATTCTCCAGCTGGAGCAACAGTTCTTGAAATTGATTTTGTATTTGTAAAATGCTTCTTCATACGTTCATCCTTTAATCCACCTACTAAATTATCAATAATTTGTTTATATGGAACAATTGCTTTGATATATTCTGCAACTTTTTCATATTCATAATCAGTCCAATCTTTATAGAAATATTGAGTTAAGTCAGGAGAATTTTCTTTAAAGTATTTAGAGACAAATTGCATTACCTTTGGATCATTAGAGGTTGGAATTTCCTTGCCTTGAGTTGTAATAATTAATGGGCTAACTTCGCTCATAAATTTACTTGAACTAAAATCTCTCCATGCTTTGGTTTTACGTTTAATAACTAGCACAAAATCTTTTCCAGCAGTTAATGAAAATGGATTAACTTTTTGAATAGTCATTAACTCAGATTCTGGATTAATTTCCTGTTGAATTAAATTATCAATAGTATATCCATATGAATATATTTTAATTTTACCTTCCATGTTTGGATATTGTGGATCCTTTTTAATGTAAATACATGAATAGAAATTATAGTATCGGTTATAATACTTTTTAATTTCTTCTACAATTGAAGGCTCGTCTGTTGCTAATTTCTTTAATTCCATATCAAGAGACCATAAGATTGATGGACTTCCATTGGTAGAAGGACAATCAACGAGTAGGCGCTCATTGGTTAAAGGGTTAATTAATTTAGCAGCATACTTTTTGTATTTGCTCTTTGATGGATCTCCAACCCAAGGAATAAATCGAATAATCGATTTGTAAATTCCATTTTGTCCTTGATCTGGACCTGGATTGTAAATGTTGTCATCGGTTTTGCGTTGACTTGCGGCCTTGCCGGTAAAGTCGTCTGTGTTTAGATTGAATAGATCTTCCATTTTTCTTTTTATTGATTTTTATATTACTTATATAAATTATACTATATAATTTAATTCTGGTTTCAATAAAAAAGGGCATAGTGATTAGCTTGCCCTTAATTTAATAATAAGTAATTAGATTATGCTTTAGGAGCAGTAGTCTTTGTTGCTTGAATGTGGGTACGACCTTCTTGACATGAAGCTTTAATTTCTTGTAAAAGGGCACGAGAACGAGTTCCAGCTGTTTTATTACCTTTTTCGTAAAATTTAGTAGTTTCAGTTTCTAATTGACTGATTGAGTTTTTAAGGGTTTCTAACCATGTTGGTGTCATATTAATATAGTATTTTTAGAGTATTATATTAAGAAATATCACCCGGTTTTAAGTATATTAAAAAACATCACTAATTTTAACCTTTAGCTAGTGATTACTTTGATCTTAAAAATACTACTTCTAAATTGTCACTAGTTGGATTTTTAAAATTGTCATCTGAATCAAATGTAACATCAACTGTACCTTTATCTACTCCAAGTAAACCATCGGTTACTTCTTCTTTAAACTCCGAGTAAATATTTGCAGGAAAGTCTCTTCTTCCAGCAAGGGCAGCCATTACTAAATCTTTATCTGATTCCATTTTATGAACCTCTAACCACTTAGTAAGAGCCTCTGGCTCTATTTCATATTGAGTAAATCTCTTAACACCACCTTGGCCATCGTGTGCACCGAACCATTTTTTATTCTCTGCATCCTGAATAAAAATAATTTTTGGAGAAGTAGTAGCCGCTGGAGTAACCGGCGGAGCATTCGGATCAGGCGGAAGGCCGGCTCCCATATCTGGAGGAGGTGGCATTGCCATATCTGGAGCAGGAGGCGGTGGCGGCGGCGGTG